ATTCTGTACATGGACGTTGAGTGGTTGGGGCTTGGTACGGTGCGTACTGGGTTCATCATTAACGGGGTATTTGTCCCGTGCCACAACTTTGACCACGCCAACCTCGTTACCACTACCTATATCACCACGGCTTCTCTGCCATTGCGGTACGAGATGACCAATACGGCGGCGACTACTGGAGCCAGTACCCTCAAGCAGGTCTGCTCGACGGTAATTTCTGAGGGTGGCTACGAACTGCGTGGGGCGCAGCTATCAGCCGGGAACACAATCACAAGCCCTACCACGCTGACAACCGCCGGGGCGTTCTACCCTATTGTGTCGATTCGCCTAAAGACAACGAGGCTGGATGGAATCGTCATCCTTACGGCCCTCTCAATCTTGGGAATTACCAACAACGCAAACTACAAGTGGGAAGTGGTTGCCTCTGGAACTACGACCGGCGGCACTTGGGTGAGCGCAGGCACTAACTCGGCAGTGGAGTACAACATCACCGGAACAGCGTTTACTGTCGGCACTGGACGTATCTTGGCAACGGGCTTTTTCCAAGGTTCCAATCAGGGGTCCAACAGCGTTGACATTCTTAAAGAGGCGTTGTTCACTACTCAGCTTGAACGCGACACTTTTACCGCAACCGCCTATGAGATTACGCTGGCCTGCACGGGGGCGTCCAACGGTAATCAGGTGCTCGGCTCCGTGGACTGGGAAGAGATCAGTCGCTGACTGCTACGGCACAATAGCATTCTGAGACTTGACGCAATAAGGACGAGACATGGCAGTCACAAACGATCAAATAACATCTTGGCTCCAGTCAAACCCCGGAGCTACCGACGCGACTATTGCGTCCACAATGCAGCAGTTTGGGGTCACGCCAGCGCAGATGGCTCAGGCTACCGGGCTCGATACAGGCGCTGTACAGGCACGATACAACGCAGCGATTGCTCCCGTTCCCGTTCCAGCTCCAATAGCGCAGGCTGGGATTACAACTTTGCCTATGACCAAGGACATAACTGTCGGTCAACCAATGACAGGCGCTGTTACAAATGCTGCCCCGATTACCACTGCAGCTCCTTCGTATGGAGGATTAACAGCCGTTAGTACACCAGAAGAAATCGCAAGGGCTTATTACAAATTTGTTGGTGACGCTGGCGGTGACACAACAGCCAACCAAAATATAGCTCGCACTTTTTTGGAAAACCTCGGCATAACGGCACCCACGATTACAGGTGCGTACAAAGACTACAACGAATTAACTGGGCTTAAATCTAGTTTTGGAGCTCAAAACGCGAAGACTGTACCCACGCGAGAAGGCATTCTGTCTGGATTCAAATACGCCAACGACAACGGTATTTCAGAGAAGGACATGAAGCAGGTTCTGGGCGAAGACGTGTTCAACACGTACAAGACGGGGTTTGCCGACTTTGCCAAAACAGGGATTGCCAATATCCTTGCTGACAACAAACTGTCATTTGATGAGGCTAGTACTGCAGTTAAGTTTGGCCGTGACTACGGCTACGATACGCAGAAGTTGGCCGACCTGACAGGCACAGACAAAAAGGTGTTTGACACCATATACAAGTACTACGACGAAGACAAAAACAAGGTTATCAACAGTGTACTTAAAGCCGATGATGTAAAAACAGCTGGCGATCAAATTAACAGAGCGTTGGCTCTTGAGAAAAAGTACGGTTTTACAGACGAAGACTTTTCAAAAGCCACGGGCCTTTCACTGAATCAAGTTAAGAGCTTTCTTGATCCAGTACGGAACTACGAGGCTGATTTCAAAAAATTGGTGCAAGACCCAGACCTCAATGAAGATAAGACGAGGGCGTTTCTTACGACCGCGCTGCAAAACCCGTTCATTAAAGAAAAGCTTGGCGATAAGTTGCAGCCAGCACTGGATGAGCTGAATAGACCGCCACGCGAAAGAATGCTCGACCAGATTGAGCAGCAGCGCAACGTGCTTGGAGCGCAGCGCTACCGAGGCGTATTTGGCGACCCTGAGGTGATGACTGACGTGCTTGAAAGAAAGGGCGTTAAAAGTCTTGCAGACTTGGGGCGGAAAGATAAGTTTGAGGCCACACCTGCGGAAAAGCGTTACTTTGCGCCAGATGGTACGCCCGTCCAAGATTTAGGCAACGGCACGTTTGGTGTTGTGGATGGCGAGGGGGGCTATGGGTTTACCTTCCCGAAAAACCAAGTCAAAACCGTGTATGGCCGCACCGAGTCCACCATGAATCCTGACGGCGAATCTTCGACCAGCAGATTCATCGAAATACCCAAAAACGAGATTGACAAGGACGGCAACTACCAGCAAAAGGTCGGTACTGTTGTAGTCAACAAAAGAACTGGCGAGGAATTAACCGGCACCGATCACAGACTTGCCGCCCAAAGCAGTAGTGGTGGCTTTAAAAAGAAATTTAACACCCTGAATGTGGGGTTTGATAAAAACGGGAATGCAGTGCTAATGGCTTCCAGCGAAAGGGCTGGTCTCGGTGGCCTCGTGCAAGACCTTGCTCCGATGATTTCTATGGCGCTGCCGTTCGTGTTACCCGGTTTGGGTGCTGGCTTGAGTAGCATGCTGCCCGGTGCTGGTGCTGCAGCTACTGCGACTTCCGCTGCGGTGGCCCCGACCCTTATGAACCAAGCCTTGACTCAAGGCATCATAGGTGGCGGCATGAGCGTCATTGGCGGTAACCAGTTTGAAAAGGGTTTTCTTGGTGGGGCTGTAAACCCATTTATTAATGCTGGGATCAACTCACTCTTGCCAACTGGCCTAAGCGAAAACACAGCCAACGCCATCAGGGGTGCTGGTACAAATGTGCTCAGAGGTGTTCTACAGGGCGAAAGTTTTGGGGACTTGCTCGGTCAGGGCGTGCTCAGTGGCCTAACAAACTACGGCCTAAACACTGCTTTGGGTAGTTCCGGTTTAACCCCACAACAGTTAAACTTCGCCACAGGAATTGCATTGCCGCTGATTCAAGGCGAAAAAGTTAACCCTATGAATGTATTTGGGTCGCTGGCACAAATGGGTCAGCAGCAAACAAAAGGAAGAACGCCATGAACGACTACGATTTTGATCTTGGATCGTTCGATGACTTGGCTGCGGTAGACCTTGGTGGCCTTGAGAACATAGACTTTGGCAATGTTGACTTCGGCAGCAACTTCGATCTTGGTTCGTTTGAAAACCTGAGTGCTGTCGATAATCTGGACCTTGGTAGTCTTGGGAGCATGGACTTCAGTAGCCTAGACCTTGGGGGTCTCGGAAATTTGAACCTCAACAATATTGATGTTGGTGGTAAATTTGACTACGATCAACCGCTCGACCAAAGAGGTTTAAATAGCTCTTTTGCTGGAAACGGACCAAGCATTTTTGATGGGCTCAACATGACGAGCAACTCAGACAAGCTGGCTTCGATAGCACAGATGGCTCGGATTATTTCGCAAGGTGTGCCTCTGGGTGGTGGTTACATCAAACCTGCACGGTTTGGTCCCGGTTACGGCTTTAATTGGACGAGAAAATTTAACGGAGGCGGTATGGTTAAACGTTTTGCAGAGGGCGGCTACAACTTTGATCTTGGTTCGTTTGACGACCTTGCTGCTGTTGATGCCCTGAACAACATTGATTTGGGTAACCTTGACTTCGGCAGCAACTTTGACCTCGGCTCGTTTGATGACCTTGCTGCTATTGACTCCCTGAACAGTGCTGACTTCGGCAGCAACTTTGATCTTGGCTCGTTCGAGGACTTGATTGCGGCAGACCTTGCCAACATTGATTTCGGCAGTAACTTCGACCTCGGCTCGTTTGAAGACTTAGTTCCAGCGGACCTTGGTAAAAGTAGATCGTTAGAAATTAACCCGCGCCGCATACTGGTTCCTAATTACAATTTTGGCAGTACCGCCGACCTTGGCTCGTTTGAAGACTTGGCTGCGGTTGACAGTTTAGCGTCCGGTATTGATCTCTCCAAGGGTATGGATTTTGGAGGTCTTGGCCTCAGTCCTACTGGTCGTGGGCAGATGTCTATCCGAGACTCAGAAACTGGCGCAACTGGCCTGACAGCGGAAGGCTTTACAAGCCTGAAAGATTTGCTTGGCTCAGGCACAGCAGAAGAAATTACACGCTACACACCCGGAACCGCAGACTACTCTATTCGTTCTGGTCTTGAAACCTCTGACGGTCAAGGCTTGTCTGCGGACGCCACTCGCGGTATGGGCCTCAAAGACATGGGCGGCGCTCAAGGCTTGTCTCGTTACATCCCTGCCGAGTACGGCAGCAGCGTGTTGGAAGACTTGGTTAAAAGAAATTCCAATCGAATTGGTTCGATAGAGGAGGCCCTGCCTAACCAGTTTGGTGGTATCGAGGAATACGTTAACAGCGAGATATTTGGCGACAAAGGTTTGACCCCATTCAAAGGCACTGGGGGCACGCTGTCTCAGACTGGATTCCTGTCACAGAGCAGCGCAGAAAATCCTTTGGGGGCGAAATACTCGCTCGGCGATCCAAATTCAAGCATCAATCGCTCTTCTATTACAGGGCAGCAGGCAACGGTGTCTCCAGACCGTACCGTGATTAACAACGGTGATGGCACGTTCAAGGTTGTGACTGTCGGCGATGACGGCAAAGTAACCACAAGAACAATCGACAACACCAAAACGATTGACAACACCAGAACAACCACCACGCCCGGTGGCAGAACAAACACACCGCAGGGCAACATGAGTGCTTTGCTCCCCCTGTTGCTGGCCCTGCTGGCAATGAACAAGGGCGGTGGCGGTGGTGGCGGTGGTCAAAGCGCGGTTATTCCCGGTTTGACTGCCACTCAACGGCAGACTCCCTACGCCCAGCAGCAACGTGCTCCGGGCTACCGTCCGGGCCAAGGCGGAATCACTTACTTTGACCAGACCCAGTACGCTCCAAGGATGGCTGCTGGTGGTGGAATTTCTCGGCTGCTTAATGGTCCCGGCGACGGTGTATCTGACAGCATCCCTGCGGTAATTGACGACGAAGGCATGGCCGGTGGCGGTCAACCCGCCAAGCTTGCTCGTGGGGAGTATGTGATTGACGCACGCACTGTTGCCGCTCTAGGCAACGGATCAACTGACGCAGGAGCCGAAAGACTCGATAAAATGCGTAAAAACATCCTGCGCGACGATAGAAAAGCTGGGGTCGGCAAAGACTCTAAAGCCTACCGCCACCTGCTGGCATAAGGAAACAAAATGGCAACTATGGCACCCGGAACTACAGGTACTGCTGGCTCTGCGCTCGGTACAACAGGCGGCACATCGATGGCAGGTTTGGCCGACTGGGCTGCGCCTTACATCACAGGATACCTCGGCCAAGCCCAAGCGCTGGGCAACGCCCCATACCAGACCTATCAGGGTCCGCTGACTGCGGGGGAATCTAACCTGCAGACCAAGGCGTTTCAAGGTATCGGCGGTCTGACTGTGCCCAACCAAGGCCAGTACACCCCGGTCGGCGGTACGTTCGATACCAAGCAGGCCGAAACGTACATGAACCCGTACCTGAAGCAAGCACTCGACCCGCAGTTGGCAGAACTCAAGCGCCAGTCTGACATTGCCCGTTTGGATGATGCCGCACGCCTCACCCGTGCCGGTGCGTTTGGTGGTAGTCGTCAGGCCATCATGGAGTCTGAGGCTCGCCGTAATCTGCTGGACAAGCAATCCAATATCTTGGGTCAGGGTTACGCCTCTGCCTATGACAAGGCGATGCAGCAGTTCAACGCCGACCAGCAGCGCAAGGTCCAAGAGGCTCAGTTCGGTGCGGATTTCGGCCTCAGAGGGCTGGGCGCTGAGCGCGACATTTTGAAAGACCAGCTTGGCGCTGGCGCTGTGCAGCGTGGCATTACGGCAGAAGGTATTGCAGCAGACTTGGGCGAGTTCAACGCCCAGCGCGAGTTCCCCTACAAGCAGGTGCAGTTCCAGCGCGACATGATTACCGGATTGCCAACAGGCTCGGTGACCAACACCCCAGCACAGCTTTCCGGAATCGCTCAGTTGATAGCCTCTGTTGGTGGTATTGACCAGCTATTGAAGCAAACAGGTCAAGGTGATCTCGGAACCATGCTGAGAAATTTTGGGCTTAACTTTGGTGGCGGAGAAGTTGTATGAGCATGAACTTGATGGAAATCCAAGAAAAGCTGAAAAGCCTACCCAATGATCCTCGGGTCATGCAGCTTTTGACGGGGTACGCCAACGGCCAGAGTCCGCTAGTCCCTCCGTATCTTGCCCTCGGTGAGTTGAACCGCCGCAAAACTTTGGCGGAAAAGGAGCAAGCCGCCGCTGCTGGACAGCCTCCCGCTGGTACTGTCAAGGATCAGATCGAGAAGCAGGCAGGTGTCATGGCCCTCCAGCAGGGCCGTCAGCAACAGGCTATGCAGAACATGGTGCGCCAAGGTATAGCCGGAGCGGGTCCCGCTCCTCAAAACATTCCCCAGCCTCAAGCACAGGTTATGGCCGCTGCTGGCGGTGGTGTGGCTTCGCTGGCTCCAAAAGGCTATCGCTCTGGTGGCGTGATTGCGTTCAGCGAGGGAAACTCGGTTAATAAAGCGGTTGAGGCAGAAGATACGGCCCCGATCGATGAAAGAGAAGCGTACTCGCGGCTGGTGCGTAAAATAGAAAAAAGGCTGAGTGAAGAGCCACCCAAGCCCGAAGATTTCTTCCAACGCCAACAGCGTCTGATTAGAGAAAATCCAGAAATGCTTGGGGCTTTGGCTAAGCCAATCGGTCAAGACGCGATGACGCGTTTGGATGAGCTCCAGAAGGCAAGACGCGCTGAATTGGCGCTCCAACAAGAAGAGCTTGCTAAATCCAAACCCGGCATTTTGCAGTTGCTCGGCCAAGCGGCTATGGGCACTCGCGGCCAAAAGGGTGGCAGCGCTCTGGCCTCCATTCTCGGCGGTTACTCTGAGCTGGCTTCCGGTGCGGACGCTAAGCAGTTGCAGCAGACGCAGGCTCTGCGTATGAAAGAGCTTGATCTGCAACAAGCTAGGTCTGATGCGCTCGGCAAGCTTGAAGATGCGCAACGTGCTTTTGCCGCAGGCAACATGACTAAGTATGAAGCCTACATGAAGGACATTAAGGAAGCTGCTGACAAGCGCAACATATCTATAGACACCCTGTTGGGTAAACAACTTTCTGCGGCTTCTCAACAACTTGAGTCTAAAGACAGACGTACTCAGTCTGAATTGGATCGTGATCAAAGAAGGGAAGCAGAAAGACTAACCCGCGAGTCACAAGAAAGAATTAACAAAGCCCGTATTGCAGACCGTCCGTTCAACGTTATCGAACAGCAGTTTAACCTCCTCAAAACCGGAGATAGAGTTAAAGACGTCGCGTTGCTCCAAAGACTCGTAAGAGAAAACGCTGTGGACAGAAAGCCCGGTATTGATGAGACACAATTAAACGCTTTTAACAAAGCCAATGACGCTATGCTCACTCAACTCCGTCGGGAAAAAATGCTGGCGGATAAGAATCCAGAGAAATACCAAGAAAAATATCAAACTACGCTTATGACCCTGCGCCGAGCAGCGGAAAACCGTGGGCTTGATCCAAATAGTATTCCTGATCTTGTGGCTGGTGGCGCTGCAGCGCAAACAGGTAAAGCACCACCCCCTCCACCCGGCTTTAAAGTGAACTGATTATGGCAATCCAAACCGCTACAAACCCACAGACAGGCGAAACAGTTGTATTGGTCGATGGTAAGTGGGTGCCAGCGGACCAAACTGCCACAAATGATAAGGGTCAAAAAGCCTATTTGGTAAACAATCGGTGGCTGGTTGATCAACCCGCAGCGCCCACCTCCAAAGAACGTACAACGGGCGAAGCTTTCAAAGATGTCGGTGCTGGAATTGTTTCTGGTGTTGGCAGTGTTGTCCAACTGCCGGGGCAACTCTACGGTTTAGCCACGGGCGATTTTTCTAAGACTGGCGCGTTGGGTCTTGGGGAAGACATTACTAAGTTCGGCGAAGAGATGAAGTCTGCGGGTCTGAAGGCCCGTGAAGCCGAACGCAACCGTAAGGTTCAGGAAGCCGAAAAACAAGGGCAGTTTGCTGCGTTCAAGGCCGCGCTCGGAGAAACAATTACCGATCCGGGTTTGCTCACCAGCTTCCTTGCAGAGCAAGTGCCTCAACTCATACCAATGATTCTGGCTGGCGGTGGCGCTGGCTATATCGCCAAGAGAGGTGTGATGAGTGAGGCCGCAGCGCGAGGCGCTGCACAAGAAGCCGCTAAGCGCTTGGCGTCCCAAAAGGCTGTTAAGGCTGGCACGACAGCGGCGATCCAAACTGGCGCTGTGATGCAGGGTACTGATATAGGCGCTGGTGCGTACGATGAGATTTTCAAAGAACTCACAGACTCGGGAATGTCTCCCGAACGAGCAGCGGCAGAGACCATCAACAAGGCGCGTGCCGCAGGCGTAGCAGGATATGGTCTGTCTATCTTGGCCAACCGTTATCTTCCCGGTGGTAAAGCATTGGAAGAAGTTCTGGCTGGTAAAAAACTTGCTGGTGGTCGCATCGGCACAGGCGTTGTAACTGGTCTCAAAGAAATCCCCGGCGAGAACATCGAAGAAGTCGGCGGTCGCATCGCGCAAAACATTGCTGCCCAGCAAGCTGGCCTCGACCGTGATCTGCTGGCTGGCACTGGCCAGACTGCTGCTATGGCCACTTTGGGTGCTGCCGGTATGGGTGGCGGTGCTGGTTTGTTGGCTGGTCGTCGCGCTCCGCCCAAAGATGTTCTGCAAGACACTACGCAGACAGAAACAGAACAAAAACCTGAAGCGCCGCAAACACCTGCCGAAGAGTCCACTACAAAACAGCCAGAGACTGATCTTTTTAAAGAGCTTATTCTGGGAGAAAAAACGGCGGCTAAGGAAACCGAGCCTACTACGGTAGAAGAACTCCGCGCAGCTTACGAAGCTGGTGTAGCGCGTGAATCCGAGTTGCGCAACAAGCCAAAAGGTACAAAAACTCGTGAAGAACAAGTTGAACTTCAGGCGCTACATCAAAAGAATCGAGCACTAAAGAAAAAACTTGATGATGCGATTGCCCAGACAACTACGCAAGGAGCAACAGATGTTGCAAGACCTGACACAGAGCCAAGTGGAGTCGGCACTACAGTATCTGCACCTGCAGCCGACGAGCTTTCCACCACCGAGCGACTTGAAGGAACTGAACGAGATGGAGTGGTTCCTACTGGATCGGATGCTGCAGTGTCTACTACGGGAGAAGGAACAACAGCCCCTGCAGTAACGCCACCCGCAGAAACCGTAACACCGTCAACTACTGGAGAAACCCTTGGCACTGAAACCGCTGAAACCGTCAAAACAGAAACGCAAGGACAAAAAGCTGCCGCAGCCCCCGCAGTAACTGAACCACGCCAAGAACTCCTTAACAAACGCAAAGCGCAAGCTGAAGCGTTGGGAATCGATCTGCGTGATATTCAGCAAAGCGAGATTGACGAGCAGGTCGCTGAAACTGAGAAGCGGATTGGTCAGAAGTTCAATGAAGAACGCAAGAGCGTTGTATATGATGAAGATGCACAGAACTTCATTGAAGAGGCTGAAAAGGGTAACTTGTCGCCACAGTTCGGCTGGGAAGGCGATAAGCTTGGTGCGTTTGAAGAGATGCTGGAGCGCAACGGCGTTGACTCAGAAAGCGTCCTCAAGCGCGAGCAAGATACAGACGTAGTGCCAGAAGCCGAACGCGCGGCGCAGTTGAAGGCTGCGCTTGACGCGCTGAACGCAAAGCGTGAGCAGTTGCGTGAGTGGGACAGACTGACTGCGGACCAAAAGCGCGTGTACCTTGATAATCTGACTACCAATGAACTTGGTCAGATTACCCCACTGGGTCGGCAAAAAGCATTGGAAGCATTAAATCGTTACACCGCCAGAAAAGAACGCACAACGACTGGCGAAGTCAAAGGCAACCGCGAAGAAGGTCTCTACGAGACACAGCGCACTGCGTACAACAAGAAGACAGGCTTGTCACTGCCACCGTACTCTGAACTCACTGCCGATGAAAAGGCTAAGTTCAAACAAGACCTGAAGTACCGCAAGAAGGATGGTAAGACCATCGATCCTACTGTCGAGAACATTGACGAAGCGTTCAACAACCTTGCGCGTTCAGTCAGCGAACGTAGGGGTGTTCAAAGGACAGACGAAAAAGCTGCGCAGCAAGAGGCCGAACTCAAGTCTTACAAGAGAGCGCAAAGCGAAATTGCGGCGGCGCAAGAGCAGCGTAAACAAAATCAACGTAAGACAGAAGAAGGAGAAGGCCCTACCTCTCCTGTTGAACGTATCAAGCGTAACGCGTTCATTCCGAGCAAAGCGGCTGAACAAGTCAAAGCTGGCAACACAGAAAACGTGTTGAACTATCTGCGCACACAGGCTAAGAACAAGTTGCATCGCGCGATTGCGCAAGTGATTTCTAATCTTAATCTGAAGACCAAAATCAAGTACGTAGATAAACTGCCCAAAGGTAGGCTTGCTGAGTACGACCCCAAGACCGACACCATCCTTGTAACGGCAGAGGGTCTGACTGATGAAATTCTTTTGCACGAGTTTGTACATGCCGCCACGATCAAAGTGCTGGATCAGTACGAGAAAGGCAACCTCAAAGGACTGACTGAGGCGCAGATTGAAGCTGCCGAGATGCTTGAGGATTTGATGGACCGTGCGAGTGACACGTTGGGGGACAGCTACCCCGATGCATTTGAGAACTTGCTTGAGTTTGTGTCTTACGCGTTGACAGATAAGTTCTTCCAAGAAGCTTTGGATAACGTCAGATTGGACGTTAAACAAGGGAACAAGATAGTCACCTTTCCGACCATCCTGCCGGAAACAAAATCAGCGTGGTCGGAGTTTATGAAAGGCGTACTGAACGTCCTTGGCCTGACCAAGAAGATGTTTCAGGGACAGGAAACCAACTACAACGCGCGCAATGCGTTGCTTGAAGTCTTCCAAGCGTTTGAAACAATTGCTGCTCCATCCACAGAGCGGATTGAACGCGCCCCACTTCCCGCTAAGCGCGTGAAAGCACCAGAACTTCCCGAAAGTGTTCAAAAGACAGTCTCGCGCAGTCCTCTGCCGTCTACGCCAAAACTTAACACGATCATTGGCACGCTCACAACATACCAAGGTCGCGGCAACATCCTTAAATACGCTGTCAATGAGCGCATCATGCTCAAGCGGTGGCAAGATGGTTTGAGCAAAGCCGGAAAGATTATGTTCGGCACGGAAAAATCAAATGCCGTGTACGCCGCTGTCCTGCGTTCTACTGGTATGTCTGTTGACTTGTTCAAAGAGTACGGTCAACAAATTATGGAAGACGTTCAGCAGGGTGTGATTAACTACGCCAAAGCCGTAGGGACTGACGGCTCTGAAGCCCTTCAACGTATTGGTACTGTGATGATTGCTCTTCATGAGCCTGAGCGCCGTCAGACGTTGTTTAACATGTACGTGCCACTGCAAAACACGACTGTTGATGTTAAGTACCCAGACGGCAAGACTCGGAGTGTGGTTCCAGCACAGGTACGCAAAGACATTTTCCGAGTGTTGGACCAGAACACAAAACTTGCTCCGGCTGACATAAAGTACATGCAAGACCTGATGGATACTTTGGTAAAAGATCACGTTGACCCTAACGGGTTCTCCGGTCTTGATCCTACGCAGTCGGAAAAACGTTTCCAGAAAAAGACTGACATCAAAGACGGCGCGTACAACGTAGCTGGCCAGTCTTCGGAAGCCGAAATGAAAGAAGTGCTGGACACGATGTATTCCCCTGATAGCGCGGGATACAAAGAACTCAACAAGGTGGTTGAGGCGCTCAAAAAAGCTCAAAAAGCTTCTCAGCGCATGAACAAGATGGCCAACTATTGGACCCAGCCAGTGGACAACCGTGTTGAATTCTACGGCTGGCAAAACTACACCCCGCTTCGCGGTAAATTAGGTCTTGGAACTAGCGGACAAAACGACCGTATAGAAAGCCAAATTGAACCTATGCAGCTAAGCACGCGCATGTCCCAATACGAAAAAGGCTTCTTTGGTCGTGAATCCGAGCCAGACAACACTGTGCTGTTGGTCATGTCCGATATGGCTAAAGCTGCCATGCGTAACGGCATCCGTGAAATTACCAAAAGCACAGTCAATGCCATCAACGATAAGCTGATGGACGGGAATACAAGTAAGGTCATCAAGTTTGAAGATCGACATAACTTTGAGCCTGACGTGGAACAGAAGACTATCTTCCACTACGAGCCCAATGGTGACATCCGTGTCGTAAAGATTGCCGACGGACAATTGGCTGAGGCTATCAAGGGCACGTTCAAAAAATCCAACCCTCTGATTGATATTCCCGGAACGCTCACTTCGTTCATGGGTAAGACTCACACACGTTACAACTTGTCGTTTGCACCAGTAGACTTTGTTCGCAACGTGCTGACCAACACCGGACTCATAGGGTTCGACATGGGACCAAAGGCAAGTGCGAAGTATCTTGCAAACATTGCTGGTGCCGTAGTAACGGGAGGCCTGCGTAAATCGTGGACCGCTGGCAGTTTGTATGAATCGGGTAGCATGACTGAACTCGAAAAGCTCGCGGGTGATAACAAGCCGTACGAACAGCTTACTTCTACCCAACAGTACTATCGTGACGTTCTCGATTACATCCAAGGCGGCGGCAAGATTTCGTATCTGAAAGGCATTTCCAGCAAGTCACTGCAGGAAGAAGTTGAAGCGCAAATGAGGAATTTTGGGTTTCTGAAAGAGCCCAAGACAGTTGAGAAATTCCTCAACAAGTACACCGACATGTTTGAGTTGGCTACCCGTGTTGAAGCGTTCAGGATTAGCCGCAGTGATAAATATGCCGAACTTGTAAAAGAGAAAGCCCCGAAGACACAAGCTGAAAAAGATGCGTTGCGTTCCGATGCGGCTTCGTATGCGATCTATTACACCAAAGACCTCGCTAACTTTGAACAGACAGGTAAGTGGGGTAACGCGCTGGCTGCATGGTTTATGTTCTGGCGTCCCGCTGCTACGGGCGCGTATCGGGCTATTGAATCTGTGGCTCCGATGTTCCAAGACGCGGACTACACGATGAAGCTTCAACTGCCACGGTCTGTATGGGACCCAGAAAGCAAGAAGTACGATCCGCAAGCGGTGAAGAAATTCAAAGAACGCCATGCCGAGCAAAAGAAAAACGCCATGATCATGGTTGGACTCTTAGGCACGATGGGCGTAGCGGTGTATTCAATGGCCGCTGCCTTGTCTGACGACGACGATATGGGCCGTAATAAAGCTCTGGTGGATGACCCAGCGCAGTGGACTCGCTATGCGCGTTTCCATATTCCGGGCTTTGAAAATCCGATTCGTATACCGTGGGGATTTGGTCCCGGCGCGTTTGCATCTGCTGGCGCTCAGTTGGCTATGGTGGCGCAAGGCGCTTCCACATGGAAAGAAGCGCTCGTGAACATCTGGCACGTTGCTTCGGATTCTTTCCTGCCTCTGCCGTTCTCCAAAACCGACCCAACAGATAACCTTGCGGTCTGGATGATCGACAGCTTGACTCCAGCGCCTCTTCGTCCGTTGGTGCAGTTTACTCTCAACGTAGACGGGTTGGGTCGGCGCATCTACAACGACACGCAGTCCAAGTACAGCAACGTGTTTGTTGCTGGGTTCAACATCCCCGAGATATACAAGGACGTTGCGCAGTTGATGTATGAAGTGACAGACGGCGGAGTGGAAGTTGAACCTAACAGCCTATACTTCTTTGCGACAAACTACGCTGACGGGATTGTGCGTCCGCTTGTCACAATGTCCAACTTGGCGATGGTTGCTTACGGCAGCAAAGACTTTGACTCAAAGACTGACTTGCCAATCATAGGTGGGTTTGTTGGCGCTAAGGCTAACGTAGACGGCAAACAGTTTGCGAAAGCGGAAAAAGAAGTGCTTGCGCTACGCACTCGGGTCAATACTCTGAGGGATAACTTCCCAGAACGTTACGTTGATTTCATCGACAAGAACCCGATGGCCGAAGCCATCATTGCTGAATACGACAAGAACGTAAACGGCGAGTTGAAAAAGCTCCGTTCTGAGATGAAAGAGATCAGCCGTATGCGTGACCTCACTCCTAAAGAACGTAACGACATCCGCAAAGAAATTCTGTTGATGCAGAATCTAGAAAAACGGATGATGCTGGATACGTTCGAGGCATACGGTATGAAGCCCTAACCGATGCGCCACGCCCTGACACCGAGAACACCTTTCTCGTGTCGGGGGTAGGCTTTCATCTTGACTTTAACTTTCTTTGAAGTCACATCAATGATGTAGACCATGTGGGTAGGGCGCATCGTCGGCACAAAGAAACTGTCCCCTACGTTCATAAACTCGTAGGGGAACACCCACTCAGGCTCATCTACTGGCGCTGGTTCAGTCGGCTTTTTGCTCATCTGCAATGATCTCTTTGGGGAACAAGTGAGAGATGTCCGATTGAATCATGTACGCCTGTACGTTGGTACTGCCTACCGCATCGTTCCAGCCCGAGGCCATTTGCTTGCGAATCTTGCCGAGCAAAACACCCGAGTCCGATAGGCGCTTCTCAAAGTCTTTGATACCCAGCTTGATCTCATGCAGGTACTGCTTGAACGCAGACGTAGAGATGTAGATGTGACTGCTGTCCACCTCAGCCCTGATATACAGGGGGCCGCGCGGCGTGACTTTGACTTTGTTGTCATGCACTACCAGCATGTTCTGGATGTTCTTGTTGATGAAGTCACCCAACACATCGCCTCTGTCATCGGCATCCGAGCGTTTCTTACCAGCGATGATGCGCATGAACTCTCTGCCGACAACCTCCATGATGCGGTCTATGTCGAAGTGGAGCATGTCCATGTCACGCAAGATGCGCTCAGCAAGCATGACGCCTACGATCAGGTTTGATAGGAAGCGGTATTCACCACTGTTGGTGTATTTGTCAGATACGTGCATGTGCGCGATCTTGATACGGCGCAAGATTTCCTCTGGCCCAATCTTGAGAATCTCTTGGATGTAGGGCGTACCTGCATGGCCGTAGTTGCTTTTAAGCTGTTCAAACATCTCAATACCGCGCTCAAGTGTCAACTCATACCCCGGCACATTCGGCTTGGTTATGGTCGGCTCAAGGATACGCATTTCCTCTGCCGTGGTGTTTGACTTGTAGGTAGAGATGATGTCGATAAGGCTGTTGTTTGATGTGATGATGGTGATCAGGCGCGTGATGAACTCAGACTCGCGTTCTTGGTTGGCTGAAGACATCAACCGAATCTTGGGGCGACCAGCAGATGTTTTGTAGACCACATCAGAAGCCACCTTGCCGTCAAGGTTGGTCTGCTCGTCAAGACCGAACGTAATATTCTTTGAGGTAATCATGCGCTGTGTCAGCGCGTTGGGCGTAGCATCGTTGACTGTCAGACTCTCAGGGTTGCCCCAGATACTCATCGCGCCATACAACGCGCCTGTCTTACCTGTGCCGGACTCGCCGTAGAGCGACAGCACAATGCCGTTGACGTTGGTGAACTCCATCAATGGTGTGGCGAACCCACAGAGCATGGCGAACGCGTGGAACTCATAGCCGGGGTCATTGAACAAACGCGCTGACTTCAGCCACTGCTCAAACGTACCCGCTTGCTTGACGTAGCGCACAATGTTCTTGGCCATCGGGGAGGGAGGGCAGTGCCGTATCTCATTCGCAAAAATCTCGCTTGTTCCGAGTACGAACGATTTGTGGTCTTCTGTCCACCCCTGCTGTATACGCATGATGTCTGCTCTCTTTGTCTGGATTAGATAGCTGGCCCACTTCATCAGGTAGCTGGCCAACTTTGGAGCGTTTGCTGGTTCAAATGTGACGCTGTTTGATGCAAGAATTGCTTTGAGTCTGTCGGGCGTTGTTACATCTTTCAGAGGCAAAAGAAATTCTCTGGTGGCGTCATGTGGGAGTACAAGGCGCATGATCAAGCATTCGCCGTCATGGGGGCTGTACAAGCGCTGTGTCGGATACAGATCGTTCGGCACAAGCATCTCGGGATCGTGAGGAATCTTTTTCCCGTCCTTGGTGATCCTTGGTGGGGGTTGATAGTACACACCACCGTTGATTGGTCGGAAGTATGGTGCGATGAAGTCTGGGAAGACTAGAACATCTTTGGTATCCTCGTTGGCCCGTACTGGCTCCGCTTCTTTTTCGGGTGTGAGTTCTGGTTCTGGTTCAGTGTGGACTGGCTCGTCTGGCTTGGCGAGTTTGAGGCTTCGGGCAAGCATGATGGGTCCTGCTTTTCCGAGTCGTCCCCGGTGTGGGCATCCGTTGCATCCTGCTGAGTTCTCTCGTTCAAAAGCAGTGCAACTGTGGGACCATGCGGCTTCTTTAAGGGACTGGGCTGCTTTTCGTTCTGTGGCTTCTTCGGTGTAACCGGAGTGGTCTTCGGATAATTTATGTATGGCTGAAGCGCCATCAATACACCGAGCGGCGACAGATATTCCAGCGTACCACAGCGGCTCTGGACAACTAGCGGCGTTGACGATGATTTGTCTAATCTGTTCACAGCCGTTTCCTTCAAGACTGGCTAAGGCCAGCTTCTCAAATACATATTCGTAATTGCCGTTCATCTTGTCGAACAGCGCTTTGGTTTCGTCGTCGAGTCCTTTTTCAACCTGAGTAAGATCGAACGGCTTATCAACTGTGCCAAGAAGTTCTTCGTACATGCTGAACGGATTAGGTTCAGCGTCCTGAATCACCTGAACAGGCAGTGGCTCACCTTTCAGATTGCGTGTACCGGGGCAGCGCAGAATCCGTGCGGCGTCTGCTGTTACAACCTCGTCTATGTGGAGGTCGTTGTCCAAACAGAACTGCTTGAACTTCTCGGCGTAGGGCTTCCACGTCTCAGCTTCGATTTCTTCGTTGAAGGGCCAGTAGGCATGGATGCCCCTGCCTGAGTTCACCATGATCGGCTGAGGCAAAGAAGTTCGTGTCAGGAAGGTGTGAAGCGCTATCAGGCCGTCTTCCCATGTGGCGTATGGCTTGCCTTCACCACAGTCAAGGTCAATGAAGAATGACTTTAGGTAGAGACAGGCGTTCGCCTTCCTTTGATAACCTTCAAATGTCCCAAGCGCAAAAAATGTGTTGTAGTCGTCTCTATCAAACGCTTCCATCTGATTGATGGCCTCGTCGATGTAACCAAAGAACTTAGGCCGTACAGCCCCGTCTTTGATACCCACCACACAAATGTTGCCCTGCGTAGGTAATACTTTCTCAAAAAATTGTTGGTTCATGATCGCAGAGACAATTAAGCGGGGACCAGCCCCGCTGTTACGACAGTGGCTGTTTAGGCCGCGCTTTTATCCGCATGAATAGGCCGACCAGCAAAGTCTTCGGCATACTCCTGCGTTTCTTTCAGGGTAGGCTTAGGTAGCACCCCCAAACGGATTTCTTCCTCCAAGAAATTAATGAACTGTTCGAGTTGCCCTGTCCTAGATTTCCGAATGACGCCACCACGAAACCAAGTGTGCAGTGTCATGCGTGAAACTTTCAGCATAGGGGCGGCGTAAGATGCGGGAAGCCCTGCCTTGAGGCAAGTACGGGCAAGAGAGATGCCAAGACTCTTCTCGGCATTCTCTATGCTATCCAGCAGTTGAGGGCTGAACTTCCGTGGCATTTACTTCTTGGCCCACTTTTTCACGATGTCGCTCACATCATCAGCAGACTCGGGAGCCGCCTTACGGGCTGTCTCGCGCTTGATTGGCGCTTCGATCACTGTCTCATCAGCCGCTGGTTGTGCTGGAGCCTCAGCTTCCTCTTCGCCTTTGTCGGCCTTGTAGACAGTCAGCTTGACTGCGTTCTCGGCTGGCTTGGACTTGCCCTGACGTTTGACCACTTCATACAACTCATCAGGTACTGCGGCGGCTGGAGAGAACAGCAAGCGCGGCACTGGGTAGTTGATGTCAAACTGCATCTTGGTAATCACGCGACCAGCAGACACGTTGTTGTTGGCAAGCATCTGGATGTAGGGGCGGAAGGGCCACCGACCAGATTCTTCTTTACCGAACGCGCTCGTTGCGGGAAGAACCAACTGATACACGTCACCCTCTGGGTCATTGGGCAACACCACTGCCAAGCGCCAAGACAAGCGGCAAGCAGTTCCCTGACCGCCTTGGCCAGAACCTTTAACAGAGTTCGGGCACTCAGCGCATGTGGAAGCGCAAGGCTGTTTGACTTCTGGGTCTGGGGTCTTGGAGTCGTTAGACCAGCAGATGGGAGATGCTTTCACACCCTTCTTGTATGTCTGTCCGTAGAAGGTGCGGGAGGCTTCGTGCGCCATTTTCACAATGATGACGTTCATCGATGTGTCGGTATTGACACTCTGCTCTTTGCCACCCACGATCTTGCGGAACACGCGACCCTCGATAGAGATGCGCTTAGTTCCTTGCGTTGCGTTACCAGCAACTGCAAGTGTGTCTTCGTCAAGACCCTGTGGGAGTGCTACGCCGGAGTTCTGAAAAATTGTTGCGAGTTCGTTGCTCATGATGAGTCTTTCCTTAAACTGAAGTTTCACTGGTTGAAGAAGCCTTGCGCACGACTATGTCAAATTCGCGCAGGGCATTTACGCCGGGAGGCAGACCATCGCCTGATCTCTCTGACATAAATTCTTTGAAATTGCGCTGGTGGATACGCCGCTCAAGAAGATCAATGGAGCCTTCGCTCTCAACGAACTTTCTGAAGTTGTCCCAGTCAGTGCAAAAATATCTTTCCTTGACCTGTCGAGTGACAGTGCCGCTTGTTGTTTTAAATCCGTTCTGGTTGTTCTCGTTGCAGATAGCCAAAAGCGCTTCTTTGATTGAGTCCATTGCGTTTTTGAGTTCCTCGTCTTCAGACTCGTAAGTCGCTTTGAGCGCCTCGCGCATTTTGCGTATCTCAAGATAATCTGATACCAGTTCTTCTGTGTTGTTGATGATCATATGCTTTCTCCTATCTCTGCTTTGTAAAGGTCCACCAATTTTTCGTGCATATCAACTTTGCCCTGAAGCATCTTGTACATGCGCCGCTCCACCTCGGACCCCTGAAGGTGTATCACTGTCATTTTGTTTTTCTGCCCCACGCGATCAATACGTGCGATGCACTGCAGATACGTCTCTACTGACATCACAGGCGACCAAAAAATGATGGTGTCTGCCGCTGTAAGCGTCACGCCGTGGGAGGCTGATTGTGGCTGAATCAGCAACACGCGAGGTGTGTCAGTTGTCTGAAAGTTTTTGAAAATCTGCGCGCGAGCGTTGGCTGTTACATCACCAGAAATAATCTCAGTAGTTACACCCTTCTTAGTCAGGTGTTCCTGAATCACTTGGATGGTGTGCTTGTACGGCACAAAGATGATGACCTTGTGGGAGGCTTCGTCTATGACCTCTTGCAGTACGTTCAGTCGTGGTGCGATGTCGAACTCAACCACGTTACCCGCATCGGTATACACCGCGCCGCCAGACAACTGCAAAAGCTTTGTGAGAGCCGCCGCCGCATTGACTGTGCTGATAGTTTCTCCCGCCGCTTTGACCTGCATCTGCTTGACCAACTCTTTGTAGTAGGCAGTAGCCTGTGCAGACAGAGGTACTTCGCGTGTCTGGTACATCACATCAGGCAGATCAAGACACTGCGATTTCTCGTAGCGTATGGCTGGCTGTAGCGCCTTGAACACAAGTTCTTGCGCGTTGGGTTTCGGAGCCCACTTGAAATGGCTTATCTGGCGCATGACCAAATCTTTCCACGCTGTCTTGAACTTGGGTACTGCACTGGGGTTGACCAGCCGTGCAAGTCCAAAGGCATCCTCTGGCGATTGTGATGCGGGTGTGCCTGTCATCATCCACAGATACGTGTCACTCTTGATGATCTTGGACAGGGTCTTCCAGCGCACAGTTGTGGGGTTCTTGTATGCGTTGGCCTCGTCCACAATGATGAGATCAAAATCACCTTTGCTGATTGCTTCGCGCTCTGCGTTCACGCCGTCATAGTTGATGATGACAAAGTCATACGCGCCCTCAATCACCCTGCGGCGTCTTGAGCCGTGGGCCACGGCACACGTTCTGTGCATGGCTGTCTTGAACAGGTCTGCTTGCCATGCGCTCTGCATGATGGACAGGGGGCAGATGACCAACACACGTTTCACCATACCCTGATTCATTAGGTAATCAGCCGCCCAAATAGCTGCTGAAGTCTTGCCCGTGCCTGCCTCGTTAAAGCAGAAGGCGCGTTGGTGCAACGTGAGGAAACGTGCGGTGTCTTTTTGGTGGTCAAACGGTTTGAACATACCGGGCCAGCCGTAATCACGCTCAATCGGTGAAGGCACGGAGTTTCCGTCTGGTAGTAGCTGTGCAAGTTTTTGCACTTCATTCATTCCCCAGTAGACAAGCATCTCGTGATGTTGTCCGCGTTGCCCGAGGTACTCGCTTTTAGCAATGTACTTATCGATCTGGTTTGCCATCTCATGCGAACAGAGAAAGCGCAACGCTGTGTTTTCAACTATTTCCATACTACCTCAAACTGAGTGTGGTCTCCGCTTCTGGTTGTCGGCGCGGTAGATGCCTCATGGTTTCAGGTGTGCGAACGGCCCCTGACGCCGGTTGATTTCTCGACTCGCACTGTGAATCAACAGACCCTATCTGTTTGCCTTTCGGCTAAACCAACACGGCTGAAGACTGCCGGGGGGAGTCGAACCCCCGATGATCCGTAACCCATTACTGGGTTGGCTGCTGCTACCACTGGCTCCATCAGCAGACCTCATGCGTGTTGGTCCCCGTCTTTCCGGGGTGTCCGTCACTCCCATCGGAGAAACGATTGAATGACTGACGTGGTTAAAAGGCTGAAAGCAACTGCAAAGTGCCTCGTGACTCACTCACGCCTAACAGTCACGATATTAAGGCCACATCAAGAAATGTCAAGTTCTTTTACGTTCTTTTTTGCTGGTTTCTGATACGAGGTTTCCCTTAGAGTCACGGCTGAATGAACGATTACGTGAAGCAGACTCGATGCGCACACCGTGCTTGTTTGAGCCGCCCTTGTCCATCGCCTTAACGTGCGCAACGTCCTTGCCTTCACGCTTTTCGGCTTTGCCGTTACCGTTGTGGTCAGCACCTGTCTTATCGATACCTCGACGGGCGCGTTGGCGCTCCATGCGGTTGTCGTGTTCGCCACGCGCCTTCTGTTGCTCGTACTCTTTTTTGTACGGCCTTGGTTTGTTTACGTAGGGCATCAGCGCTCCTTGTGATGTTCGCATGTATGTACTGGACACCACCCGCACAGTGGGGTGGGGTTTGCTTGCCAGCTATCATTTTCGTAGGAAAGCCGCATCCTTTCAAGTTCCCAATAGAAGTCTTGCCAGTACTCGTCAATCTTTTCTCGGGTGTATTCCGAGGTAACAAAGTGCTCGTGTGCGACAAACAACAGACCAGCCTTGATGTGGTTAACTTCTGGGAAGTGTGCAAACGCCATGAGCGCCATTAACTGAAGCTGTTTGGGGTCTGGGTACTTGTTGCTACCCGTCTTGTAATCAACAATAAAAGCGTGATCGCCGTCCACGACCAGCAAGTCGGCAATGCCACGCGCCCAGTAGTTCTTGGCCCCAAAGGTACACGGCTCCTTGTCGTAGGTGATCGCCATACGATGCTCGGGGTACTTGATACCCTCCATGTCACGCAACGGGTCAAGTTGTTTCTTGTACCGTTCGTAGTTTTTGGCGAGGGGTGTGCCGTCTTTGACGTAGTTCTCAAGGGCTGTGTGGACCTCAGTGCCGTACAGCATCTGCTGAGTAGGCCGCTTGGTGAACTTCTTCAATACCTTTACTTGGTGATACTGTTTTGGGCAGTTACTGTAGTCTTTCAGACCTGAGTAAGACCACTTGATCTCTTGGGGTGACATACTGAATCCTTACTGGTGAGTTGTTTAGAGCTGAAATGGTATCAGCAATCACCGTAAGTATCACCAGCATGGGCCTCACACGCCACAGGCAGTCCTGTCGCCCACTCGGGGGCGGTGTGCATGATCTTGGTTATGGTCTCAATCGCGCTGTCCACCTCATAGTCTGGCACAACGCACACAGCGGCGTCATGGACTGTCAGCACCACCCGGTGGTGGTTGTTGATCTCAAGCATCTGAACGCCAACGACGATACGTGCAAGGGCTTGGACCACGTTCTCGACGACTGCTCCGCCCCAGATAGATATGGTTCCCTTGCGAGAGTCATACACGATGCTGGACTTCTGCTTCTCTTCGTCCCACTCCTTGCGTAAGTTCTTGTAGCGGATACGCATGTTGTTCGGGAGGATGATGCCCTCCTTGTCGTAGAAGACACACTTGTGCTTGCCGAACTGTTTGGGGCCGTTCTTGAAAGAACCGTTGAGCATGTCGTTGAGCATCGCATCCGCTTCGCCCCACAACTCGATGATCATGTCGTTCTTCTCGCGGTACACACCAACGATACGCTTGGCCTCGTCCTCGTCGATCTTCACGCTGATGGGCTGGGATGTAGACAGCGTGTGTTGTAGCTTCAACGCTCCAGTGCCGTACCCCAGACCGAGGATACAGGTCTTACCAACGAACCGTTGCTCAGCGTCTTTCTTTGTGATTGTGCGTCCGTAGACTGCAGATGCAAACAGCGAGTACACATCCTCGCCCCGTGCAAACTGCTGAACCACATCGTCTTGGCCAGCCAGCCACGCAACCATACGCGCTTCGATCTGCGATGAGTCAGCGTTGATTACCTTGTAACCTTCTGGCGGCACGATAGCCTTCTTGAGCGCTTTCTTCTTGGGGTCACGGCTTGGCAGATTTTGGAAGTTAACCTTGTCCATGCCCGACCAGCGACCCGTGTGCGCTCCGTAGTATTTCAGGGGGACCGGAATGAGTCCCTTATTGCGTTTGCCAATATCCATGAACCTCTGGATGCGCCCAGCTTCAAGGGTTGACTTCGTGCCAAGGCGCACAGCGCACAGGTGCTGGATGACCTCATCCTCGCTCTCGCACAGCGCGATGAACCCTTCGTCTTTCTTAGCCAAGGCAGGGACATCCTTCTTCTGTTTCTCACTGTACTTCATCGGCACTTTGATGCCGTAGTTCTCCAAAATCTCAGCGAACTTCTTATTGCTGGACAAACTCTTGCGCACGTCCTCTTCAGTCTCGCATTTGAGCTGGCTCATGAGCGATGACAATAGTTCAGACTTTTCTTTACGCATGTCTTCGAGGCGGTTGTTCAGCTTGTCCTCGTCCACGTACAGCATGGGGTGAGTGAACATCCGTATCGTCATGTCGATCAGGCGATACTCGTCCATTGGGAAACCCTCGGACATGATGTTGAACAGCTTGTGGGTCAACGTCACATCGTTGTTGCAGTACACACCGTACTGCGCTAGGTCTTCGGGGGTGAAGTCTTTGCGGCGTTTGTCGATAGCCGTAACAACCTCGGTCCCCTTAGTACCTATCTTGTAGCGCTCAGCGAGTGCCGCCAGCGAACCACCAGCGTCAACCCCATGCAGTGCCCTAGCCATGCCCAATGTGTCGAGATAGATTTTCGGTGTGATACCGAAATGCCAATACAAGATACAACCATCGAACAGAGTGTTGTGCGCCAGCATCATGGAGTTGCGCCAGTCGAACTGGAGAAGCCACTTACGTATCGATTCACGGTCCCCTGAAAACCAAACTGGCTCTCCTGAGTCCACTTGGACTGACGCCCCGATCACCTCGAAACGCTTGTCACGCACGTATTCTTCGGTGGTCTGGGTGCGGAATCCAAGTCCCTTGCTTGTGTAGTAAGTTTCAAAATCGATGGTAAGCAGCGACACGTTATTTCCAGTTCTGGTTGTTGCGTTTTTTATATGCCTGAGACTGCGCCCTGAATGCGTCCCGTCGAGCGATATCATCTTTAACTGCCTGAAGTTTCTCTTCAAGCACCGCGTTCTGTACCCGAATGTTTTGAATTGTGGCTTTGTCTTTGCCACGCTCAATCAGGTCATGAATACCTTCATCCATAAGAACGCGGTACTTCTCAGTACGTTGGTAATCGGCGGGGACATCTCCAGACCACCACACCTGATTACCTTCTGATCTTGCGATTGCTGACCCAAGTGGTGCAAGAGATTGTGACCTATCATATGCAGCTTTAAGGGATGGCGACCCCTGTGTGGTATACGTATTCGCTTTGGCTTGGCGTTCCTGTGCGACTCGCAGTCTGGTTCCACTGGCGATCTCTTCGACGATCTTAGCGTTCAGTTCTTTGCGTCTGATCTCTTTGACCTTCTTGTTCAGCATCAGGATGTCTTCTTCGTCGAGAAACTCAGGCCCATGCTTGGCGATGTCCTGCATTATCTCGGACCAGCGAAAGGACAAGTCCCCAAAGAACTCCTCTGGGTATTGGTCCATCCTGTCGATCAATAGTTTGATTCCGTCTTGCATAACTACCTCACTTGATCGAGTTGATTTCGCGGGTGAGATACCACTGCGCTTTAAGCAGGTCTTCCTTGCGGTTACCCTTGTGGTCTGAGCGGGTGATGTACTTGACTACGTTGCCAAGGTTGTACCCAAGTTCTTTGGCTTCGATGAAGTCGATGGTCTCGATGCCGCCGTACTTGTAGTGTGCGGGGTGATTCACTGGGTCGGGCGTAGGCTCCAACATCGTAATTTTCTCTGTGATAGACCCGTCTTTGTTTTGGGTTAAATCAACCAGCATGTGCGGCGCAGGTTTAAATTCCGCTTGCATCTTGGTTATTGTCTTCTTGGTCAAGTACTGCTTGGGGGTGTACTTGGTATCCATCTTGCGTTTAACAACGTACACGTATTGGTACTTCACCCCGAGGTCCTTAGCGACCTCAGCCACCTTCTTGGTTGGGTTTTGCTCAATGTATTTGCGAATCTTTGCGGACAGGGAAATTTTAGCCATGTGGGTTCTCCTTGGTTGGCTGGTTAAAAAAGCGCTTCGGGTAAATCAGTCGTTGGTTTCTTGCGGTCTACGATAGACAGGTGCATCAAATTCAGCACCTTGGGGTCGGCTCTGTCGAAAGGCCACCATGCCTTTGTTATCAGGGCGTGTAGTTGCTCTCGCTGTGACTTGTTCAGTCTCGGTAAAGGTTTGATTGGGTTGTCTTCCATCTCGTATTCGTTTTCGTTGAATGTCAGGTCGTGGGCAGTTCTCTGGAGGTACAACAACACACCAGATAGCCATTGGTGGATTGCCGTTCTTGCGCACCCATCTGTCGATGTAGGTGTCAGGCATGGTGCTCAGTAATTTGCGGATGTTGCTCGGCTCTCGGTCAAGGTTGTTGGCAATCGTGCCCACGTCCAGTCCATCAGGGTTGGCTCTGAGCAATTCGCGTAGTGACTGCGTTGCAAAGGTTCTCATTGAAGTTCGTGTTTGTTGAGGTACGGTTTGATGTGTGGTGTGGCTCGGCTGTAGATGCCGAACGCCTTGTAGTCCGTGGTTGCCGTAGCACCCTTGGCTCTGAACACAGGGTCTTGAAAGAAAACACTTGGCCTTGGGTTGTGCCTCCAGTGAAAGGGTGAGTCGGGGTGGCATTTACATTTCATGCGGTGGCTCCTTGTGTGATGACCCACTGGGTCTTTGGTTTCTTGTAGTGTGCGCCCCACTTGGTGCGGTCTCTGGGGTGAGGGCAGTCGTCTGGCACGGGTACAGCAACCCACACCTTCTCGAACTGTCCGCGCTTGCCCATACGCCAGCGGTCTACATACACATCGGGCATGGCTCTCAGGGATGTCCGCACGTTGGATGGATGAATCCCCGTGATCTCAGATATCTCGATGGGCGTCAGGCCGCTTGGCTTTGAGCGCAGTAGCGTACGTATTTTCTTTTGGCGTACAGGTGTCATTTGATAATCCTCAAGTAAGTGTTGCACCGGACGCACTTGTAGATGGGCTTGTCAGGTACGGGTTCCCAGCGGTGTTTGCATTCGCTCATACTGTCTCTCCCAATATCTGTGCGACGATCTTCTTGATCCTGCTGTGTGCGTCTGCTTTCGTGAACGGTGCAGTCAGGATGTTGTCGATAGCTACCAGCGCATCGTAGTAGTCAGTACCCTTCAGCGCATGCTCTAGCTTGTGTTCGTCTTCGGGGTAGTTGAACTCTAGTACGGCTTTCATTTAACCCGCCGAAATTGATTTAGCCATGCTGGTTCTTGCACCTTGACTACGGGTGGGGGAACCATCTTCTCGCTCGGTGGTGTCCAGCCGTACTTGCGCCATAGTGCTTGCACATCAGAGCCACTGCTCCATTTGAAGTCGGGGTGGCCAACGGGAATCCAAGGCATTGTCTTATTCATTTTCAGTCTCCTCATCAAGTTCAAACTGTGGGTTACCTAATTCACTGTTCATCTCGCGTCTGTGACGCTGACGCTCGAATTTGTCTTCGTAGTATTCGTCTGGCAATTCGTCGTACTCATACGCTCTCATTTTGTTTTCTCCAAGATAAGTTGTTTGAGAATCTTCAAGTTGTATTCGTCTACAACAAGGGCGATACCGCCGCGCATTTCAATCTCATCAAGGTGAGACTGCTGTAGTCGCGTAACCTTGCCACCGTTTGCTTTGCACTCGATGCCAATGAAACGCCCGTTGAAGCAACACAGGATGTCAGGGATGCCTGAATTGCCGAACCCTCCCGTTACGGGCATGACGTAGTAAGCGCCGATTGAAGCCAGTTCCTCCTTGACCTTGCGCTTAACTTTTCCTTCTGGTGTTTCAGCCATGTAAGTCCTCCATCTGATCTCTGCCGAGGATGATGATGTACAAGTGTCTGTTGACTCTCCACCCAATCGTGTTGAGTTTCTCGTCTTGCTTGTTGATGTATGCCGTGATTGGGTCTATATCCCATATGGCAACGTCATTCGGGGGGAACGCGTTGATCATTGCGAACGCAGACTTCAGATCGTTCGGCAGTGTGTCGTCTGTGTAGTACCTGTAATAGTTCTGCTTGAGGCATAACCTGTACTTGTCACCATCCACCCACAACGGTACACGCCAGTGGTCCGACCAGCTTGTGTGCATGATCGGAACATACGGGTCATTCTTCATGGAGCCACTTTGGGAATGGCTACCCACATCGGTTGGCTGTGCGAGGTGTACCCAGTGGCTATGTCCAACTCAGGGTAGTAGCGGTCGCGTACTGGCAGACCGAACTCGTTGTCAACGTTGTGGCTGTCCCTACCCTGCATGAATGTATTTATCATCATGACTACCGGAGCAATCGGTAGTTCCTTGAGGGTACTGTAGCGTTTCAGGGGGGCGTGAACTGTTAGTTCACCTTCGTCACCCAACGACACATCTGCAACGAGATAGTGTGGGTCTGTGGTGTTGTTTGTTACGCAACCAATCACGGTTGCACCTTTTTTAAACCGCTTAACGTCTGAAGTTCTTTCTTCATGTGACTTAGTCTCCGACTGATGTTTACTGTATATGGTTTTGAGCTCGTCAATGTACGCATTCATTCCAACGGTGTCAACACCTAAAACAAAATTCATTGCTGCTTTTTGTATGTGCTGTGGTAAAGATACACTGGGACCGCCATACCTTATGTTGTGCTCGATTGCCTCGAACGGCGTAAGCATGTCTCGCTTCATTGATTTAAGAAGGGCTTCCATAGTGGGCTCCTCCTTGTTCTTCTTGATTGCGCGAATGAGACTACTGATCTTGTTAGAGTCTCTCGCGTCACGATCTGACTTGGCGCTGGCTTTATCCTTGCTGATAGTTTTGAGGTAAGCACGATAGGTGTACTTGTTATCCCCCATGTATTCGATTGATACCGACCCACAAGATATGCCGCTCTCTGTGACAAGGTACGCCGACTCTCTGCTTCCACTCTTTGTTATTCTGATCAAGCGCAAGTTGTATGCGTGGCAGAACTCATGTACCAGCTTCTTGAGTTCTATCCGATAGAGGTGGTCTTCGTTGAGTTGCTCAGCCACGTTGTCACGGGCATAAGTTGAAATGATGCTCATCGTTTTCTCCGTTTGGTTAAAAATTACAGGCGCTTCATTGCTACGCCGTTGACAGTCACCAGCAAGTCCCACTTGCTCTCAGGTAACTCTTTACCTGCTTGCAGTTCCTTGAGTTCAAACAAGTCTTTATGAGTTGATACTGCGATGTCTCTGAACTTGTTCTTCAGTGCGCGCATGGTGCGCTCCTTGAAGCGGCTAGGTAGTCCGTTTAGATGATTAGGGACATACTCCCCGGACACACGGGCTTCGTGTCTGAATCTAGTGCCATGCCTGATCTCCCACAAAGAGTTCTCGATCATGGAGAACAAGCACAGAGCATCAACGTACTTGCCTTCGTGTATTAGTTGCATGACGTGCTTTTCATTCAAGTCCTTGAACAAATCTTTGTGGATGTCATACATGTCGTCGTACACCTGAAGGATGCCAGCGTCATCCATACTGTTCAGCATCACAGGCGCTACAGTCTTGAACTCATCGAACTGCTTCATGTACTGATTCGCTTCTTTGCGTTTCACCACTGACTGAAACAGTTTGTAATCGGTGCGAGACTCGCCCGAGTCACAGTCGATACGCAGACCACGGAACACAGGATGGATGTGTTGGCCACGATGGAATACCAGACCGCCTTTGTTGACGTTGTAGCCCAGACCACCTCTTAGACCTTCGCACAGCAACATGTTCTCGCCCTGCCCGCTTGCGTTGAGGAACTCAAACGAGTTGTCTGAACGAACCAAGCCAAGCTTCTGTGATTCGTAGCGACTCGCGTACTGCTTACGTTCTTCAGCCAGTGTGTCTTTAGCAAGACCGTCAGACACTTCTTTGTTGAGATACCAAATCGAGAAAGAACCATCCTCCTCTCTGCGGAAGTGCCGCGATGAGTAACGCCTTTCACCCAAGGGCCACGAGTTGTCGCTACCTCTGAATGGCTTGGAGCGACTGATCTCCTCCAAGTTCTTGTAGTTGATGTATTGAATGTCGTAGAAAGCCATTACTTGTTCTCCATAAAAACTTTTTTACCTGTTGGTGGTGTCCAGCCCTTGTTCTCTGTGACCATCCACAGAGTCGGAGCAGAGATCGACCACTTGACGTCACTCTCAAGATAACCATCGGTGAAGACCAACACGCACTCAGCGTTGACCTTGTTCTTGTTTATGTATTCACTGACACATGAAACCCTAGTGCCGCCGCCACCCTTGGGCTTGAGCATTGCACCGATGTTTGCGTAGTTGTCTGTGAACAGTTGCTCACCGTGAACCATCGTGTCCCACCACAAAACGCGCACAGCTTCGGGCGACACAGCCTCACAAATGGATACCAGTTCTGAAGCGAACTCATTGAGTTCCCTCTCACCGATCGAACCCGATGTGTCAATGGCAACGACAATCTCTCCGATAGTCTCTGTCTCCACAGTTGGCAGATACATATCGTTGGCAATCACCCTGCGGTTGAACTTGCGCCATGTGTACTCGTCCTTACCTTTGGTGGCCGCTGACACGAACTCGCGCAGTGCTTCACGCCAGTCAATCTTTGGCTCAAGCAACTCTGTGATGGAGCGAGGCAGATCGATACCGAGGCGACCAGCGAGTAACGCACCTTCGCGGATAGCCCTGTCGATACGCGCATCCAAGGCTTTGGCCTCCTCTTGCGTTGCGCCTTGTGCAGAACCTTCTCCATCGATGTCGTGGTCATCGAACTTGTAACCACCACCGCCCGACCCATCGTCATCACCTTGCTTTTCACCCTCCCCTGAACCTTTACCTTTGCGTTCGTCCTTGTCTTTCTTCAACAGGCGATAGACCTCACGCATGTTCATGTTGTGATACTTCGGGTCGTAACAGCCACCCTCTGGTAACTTAACAAGGCTCTTGTCCTTGATGTTCATGATGATGTCGTTGACCACAAAGTCAGCCGCCATGTTTGCCAACTGCCGATCCTCCTTGAACAGATCGATGCTGTGGATCATGTGACGCAGACCGATGTGCAAGTTCTCGTGCAAGATGAGACCATTGACTTCTGTTTGTTCCTTGCACACTGTGCTGAGAAACTTACGGCCATACTTCTTGTTGACACCATCGGTGTAGGCTGTCACGCTGTCATCGTCAATGACAGATGTATTGCCCATCATCATCACACCCGACCACAGCGCAGTCTCTGGGTGCTTCATCAGGGCAATGTGGCCCTTCTTGATTCGTTGTTCTTCAGTCAGCATTTCTTAACTCCTTCATGAATGAGTCGTGATCGTTCTTCATCCGGTCATAGATGTCACGGTCGTTGAGCATTGCTCTGATCATCCGCTTACCCATAACAGATTCCTCACGGTACTTGAGCGCATAGCCCAACGCGATGAAGAACGCACAGATCAGAAAGATTTCAAAGTAGGTGTATTCGATCATTTCATTTCCTCAATTGATTCAACATCCCACACAGCATCATCACTGTCTGGTCGATCGCCACACTCAGCCCATGCTTTGTCCAACGCATCATCGTTGTCTTCAGCCTCCACAGTGAACGTGATGTAGCTTGTGCGGCGTAGTTCCACTTCGTATGTTTTCATGTTGTTCCCCTTACATCAACACATGGTTCTCAGCAGACCACTTCATGATCTCTTGGTTGTATCGCGCAACGCGAGGCTTGCCGCGCATGATCATCGTGAAGAAGATGGATTGAACTTCTGACGACGGGATACGGTTCACGAACTCCATGTACTTGCTTAGATCATCCTGTGTCTCCACACAGTCAACGGCCTCGAACATCATCATGACTTGAGCAGATACATCGTCTGGCATAGCGACAGTCTTCGGAGCTTTGATCACGTCCTTGAACCCGATCAGCTTGCTCTCAAGCGCAATGAACGCCGCCATAGATTTAGCCGCCGCTTCGCCAATGGTGCCAGCCAGCATTGCCATCATCAGATGTTCTCCCAGTTCAGCCTTAGCTGAAACGATCGGCGATGCTTTAGCCAACGAACGGGGCGAGACAAACTGCGCTGTGACCCCACTCGGTTTGAAGATGTACGGGTTGTCGTCCTGACCACCATCTGTGTATGAGTAGAGTGCGCGGGGATTCATGGACACCCAAGCGCGGATAGGTCTTGCGATCTTGTTGGCTGTCGCCCACACGTTCCACTGCTCAGCGTTTGGCTTGGCCATTTTCAGCATGGTCACACGGTTACCAACGTGCGCCAGCATCGAGTCGCCCACACCATCGCTTGAGTTGTTACTTGTTGCAAACACGATGGAACCATCGGGAAGAGGTTCGTCACCCACACTGCGCTCAAGGATGAGTCGAGTGAAGATGATCTGCAACAGCTTGGGAGACTTCATAAACTCGTCAAGCATGATGACCTTCTTCTTGCCGTTGCCAAGCTTGAACAGCGATGACACGTAATACTCCAGAGTCTTACTCTCATGATTGGGGATGGATGCCGCAACGTCCATCATGTCTTTGACAGGGCAGTCAACGTAGATGAAGTCGTACTCGTTGTTGTCCATCTCGGCCTCAAGCATCTTGATGATGGTTGACTTGCCGACACCTGGCTCGGACACAATGATCGGAGTGATGTATTGGCCAACAGTCTTGATAGCAGTCTTGGCCTCTTCGATGGATACAGCGAGTGTGAAGTTAATTTTTGACATGGTTTTACCTTTGCGTTTCAGGGGTGGGTGAATCAATAAGTCTTGAGCGGTTTGAACTTGGACAGCATCTCATCGATGTTGTCGCGTACCTCACTGCGTGTGAATGAACTCTCACGTAACTCCTCCACGGTTACATCGCGCAATGCGTTAGAGAGTTGATCGACAGCCGCGTCGAGCAGAGTGTTGTTTGTCAGATTGAAGTTACGGATGGTCTCGCATATCTCCTTGGCTTGCGTGAATGTGCTGTCGTAAATCTTCTTGCGGCGAACCTTGCCGTCATCGTCTGCGCTTGCCTCGGTGCATGCGTTCTGCAAACGCTCGGCAATCTCGATGAGTCGGTCGGTCGCATCGTTCATCACGGAGTCAATGATCTCCTTGGTCTGACGCTCGTAATGTTGTTTTAGATCATCAGCGATTGCAGTTGCGATGCCGCCGGTGCGGAAGTCACTCGCCGGTACTTGGCTCACATGAAGCTTGATGCGGAACTTGGAGCGAACATCTTGCGTGTCAGGGTACTCTGAACGATTGAACATGTCGCCTTGCTTGAACGCCGCATCGCTGACGATTTGTGGATATGACACGATGAACTTGTCCAACAGTTTGGCAAACTCGGTCTCATGCTGTGCGTACTCTTTCTTGAACCGTTCAAGATTGATGATTGGCAACAGCCGCATGGAACCCGCCCAGTCATACGTAGAACGCTGAAGCCAGTTATAGACCGTCTGCCGATAGTTCAACAGCGCTTTGTGATCGGGTGATGAGCTCAGCAAGTTCTTCGTAAACTTGCCAGCGTCTGACGATGCATTCTTAGATGCAGTCACCTCGTTGGATATGGCGCGGTCTTGCTTGGTTGCAGTCCACACGTTCACATCCACAGAGACAATCAGCGCAGATGATGCGAGTGAGATCAAGTGGTTAGGTTGGTTGAGTTCAAAGTTCATGGCTCTCTCCATTAGTTCAGGGGTTGGTGAAATCGATGTTGATCGGCTTGAGGTGGGTGACTGTCACCTCGTACCCGAGTTGTTGTATCCGTCTGATGTTTGTCTCAGACAGAGTGGCAGTCCTAGCAATAGCGGCGAACAAGCGCGATGTCTCGCACGCCGGATAGAACATCCATTTGCCGTAGTTATCTTTGGCGAGGATGACTATCTGCTTGCCTGCTTTCAAGCCTGCTTCGTAAGATTCGTTGTCGTGCGCTTGGCTCATCGGTGAAACCCTCCCTTGTTGTTGAGACCGCGCAAGTCTTCGTAGTCTGTGATGAGCATGTAATTTGATTTGTGCATCGGTGCGATGGTGAAGCGGCGCAGTTGTGCGTTGTCCTCCC